AGTAGATGCTGAAGCACCAGCAGAAGATGACTTCGGGGCCGCTGAACCAGCCGCAGGCGGAATGGAAACAGCAGGCCGCGAACAGCGTGAAAGCATTGACAGACAAACTAATCTACTAAGAATTTTAGCAGGCTAATTAATGAGATTAGACGAGATTGCAAAAAACGACAAAGAGCTTGANGAAATCCTTCCTGTTATTGGTGCTGTCGCGGGNGGTGTAGCTCGAGCCGCNGGTGCTGCCGCGGGTGGTTTAGCTCGAGGTGCCGCCGCTGGCGCAAAGGCTGTCGGACAAGGCGTTAAAACAGCAGTCACTAATCCAAGAGCGGCAGCCAAAACTGTAGCTAATGTTGCTGGACAAACTCTTGGCAAAGCAATGAATGCTACTAATAAACTAGATCAGTTGAGTACTAGCACTGTTAAACGTGCCGGACAAGATATGATGGACAATCCCGGTAGCGACGAAGAAGTAGCCGCGGCACAACAAGATCCTGCAAAGAAAGCTCAGTTGAAAAGAGATATGCAACAAGCTCTTAGAGATAAAGAAGAGCAAATTAGATCTCTTAGACAAAAAATGAGAGATCTATCATGAGATTGTACGAGTTTAATATCGGTAATGANATCTTAGTAAAACTTTCTTTGATGTTAAAAAACGAAATTGGCTCGGCAACTGAACGTGGAACNCCAGTATCCTTGAACTGGCGTGGCATAACTCAGCTTGCAAAAGACAAAGGCATTCGTATCAAATTTGATTACGAAACTTTCAAAGGGCTATACGATACTAGTCCTATATTACAAAAACTAGTTAAAAACTTTAATGCTAAGGGAATCGAACTAAATGTCCCTGGAGCTCCCGATAGCGACGAAGCACCTCAAGGTGATCAAACAAGCCAAGACGCTGTTGACGATATTGCCGCTAGTGCCGCTCCGCAACAATTGGCACAACAAACTTCATAATCGGACTTGACATTCTCTAAAAGTGAGTGTACTATATAAAGTATGACTGATACATATACCCCACCGCCTTGGACGGAAAAATTCCAATACAAGAGTTCTAAGCAGATCAACGATCCTGTTACCCGTAAACGTGTTTATCTTACACCGGACGGAGAAAAGTTACCTAGTGTAACAACTATCCTCGGTTCGACTAAAGATATGACACATTTGATTGAATGGCGTAAGAGAGTTGGCGAACAAAAAGCAAAACAGATTACTACCGAAGCGGCCGGAGTTGGTACAGCGATGCATGCTAACTTAGAACGTTTTTTATCTGGAATGCAACGTCAGCCTGGAAACAATCCAGTCCATGTAAAAGCAAATGCAATGGCAGATGTTATTATTGAAAATGGATTAAAGGATGTGGATGAAGTTTGGAGCATGGAGCAAAGCCTTTATTACCCAGGATTGTATTCCGGAACAACTGATCTAGTAGGTGTGTACAAAGGCAATCCGGCAATAATGGATCACAAGCAAACTAATAAACCTAAAAAAGAAGAATGGGTTGAAGATTATTATTTGCAACTTGTGGCCTATGCACTAGCCCACAACGAAGTATACGGTACAGATATTAAACACGGTGTAATCTTTATGTGCAGTCGAGGAAGTCATAGCACTGAACCGGGTGGAGAAGTTTATCAGCAGTTTAACTTAACTCCGGATAACTTTTCAAAATATGAAGATATGTGGTTACAGCGAGTTGAACAGTTCTATGGTCTTGGAGCCTGATCTGTTAACAGTAACTTCTATGAAGTCTGATAGCAACACAAAGTGATTTGAAAGTTCTTCGAATAGATCTGCATTGAGAGATTCGGACATAAGCCCATATGAGCCAATGCCTATGTCTTGATAATATGTTCTGTTGAGCCCATATTTCTTTCCGTATGTTGGAAATACTCCTGTGACAAAAAGGCATGTATCGCCAAGTTCTTTGGCGTCTAATGTAGCAGGTCTTTTGAGTTTTAAGTATTCTTCAGCGAATGTATTTTTAGGAAGATATTCGTTCTTACGGATGCGACTAGCTAACAGCATAACAATATAGGCTTCAAGATGCTCGGGCAAGTTGACGCCTGTGTAACTTCGAGTTTCTTTTACTAGCCCGTAGAAGGCATTAACATATTCGTCCCTCATACTATTATTTATTAAAGGTAAACCGGATAAATAAGTGTAGATACAGAATTAGGAGTAATTGCCGTGGCCGTAGTGCAAATAAGTAAGATACAAATTAGAAGAGGTCTAAAGAACAGTAACGTTGGTGTTCCTCAACTGAGCTCTGCAGAACTTGCATGGGCAGTTGATTCACAAGAACTTTATATTGGTAACGGCTCGGTTGCAGAAGGTGCTCCGGAAGTAGGCAATACAAAAGTTCTCACAGAACACGATAATATTTTAGAGCTAGCTAGTAGTTATACATTTGCAAGCAACAACCCATCAATTACAAAAAGCAGTCCTAGACCGTTATTAGAAAAAATTGATGAAATTCAAGTATCAGTTAGAGATTTTGGAGCAGTACCAGATGGAAGTACTGACTGNGCNCCTGCATTTTTAGATGCGTGTAAAGAACTATTTCAAAACGCAGACCCNGATCTAAAGAAAACACTNTTTGTTCCTAATGGAACATATCTAATTGCTTCTGAACTAACTATTCCTAGTTATGTAAGATTAAAAGGAGAAACACAAGACGGTGCAATCCTTAATATCGATAACAGAAACATTACTTTAATTACAGAATTGAACACAAGACAAGCATCCTTTACTAGCAGTGATAGACCCAAAGACATACGAATTGAGAATTTAACCATTCAGCGATCAACAGGTTCATTGGTTTTAACAGGATTAGAAAACGGACAGCTCAAAGACGTAGTATTCAAAGGCGAGTACAATCTTGGAAACCAAGTGCAATCTTTGTCAACAGAAAACTCTGCGGTGTTTTGGGATAACTCAATCGTAGGCACAAAAGTCACGGACATTACTATTGAAGGATGTGAGTTTGTTAACAACTCCCTTGCTGTAAAATGTTTGCAAAGTATTGTAACTGATACAGTAATAGAATTTGTAGATTGTAACTTCTTTAGAATCGACACTGGTGTATATGTAAATGGAGTATCTGGACAAACTAACGAATGGTCATTCCAGCAGTGTAAATTTGAAGAAATCCATACACATGCAATCAAAACTACTGCTGGCAAAGGCATGAGAGTATCTGCATGCGATTTTAAAAATGTTGGCAACGAAACTAACGAAGCATCACTTCCAGTTTATCCAATGATTGATTTTGGTGAAAGCCAAGATAACATTGTAACAGACACTACCTCTAATAGAATGAAGAACGCAGGATTTACAAGTTCAGCATTAACTAGTGCAGTGACTGAGTTTTACAATGCTGATTACGTTCAGCTTAACGATAGAAACACTACTAATATTTTTACAACAGATAGTTTTAAACCAATCGCAGTGTTCTCAGTATTCAACTCATTCTATGAAATAGACTACACACTACGTCTTGCTAATCATATTAGAAGAGGAACTATTAAATTTACAATCGGTGACGATTTGTCTATCGTAAATTTAAGCGACAACTACGAGTACTCAGATACTAGTTCAATCGCCGCAGGCGGCGTACTTATGACAAACTTTGAGTTTGATGTGAGTCTAGCAGACAACGATGCAGACAGCGGAACAGACACAGTTGTATTGTTGTATAAAAATCCAATTGCATCGGGAAGTAATGGAGTTATGAACTTCGGCGTTACTTACGGTGTCTAACAGCATCAAAAAACTAATATATAACCCGATATCTTTTGGGATACATACAGTACAGGAAAGATGAAATTGGTTAAAAATTTCCTTGCATTACGTAAAATTTTCAGTTATAATGAGTCATAATTATTAATAACTGAAGGCTTCACAAACGTCGGACGCCGTTTGAGCTAGCACATAAATATCTGTCCACGCACCGGAGAAGAGAGAAAAAGATAAATGACAAAACAAATACTAATAACAAAACGATCCGGCGAAAAAGAACCTTTGAACATCGACAAAATTCATTTTGTAGTACAGGAAGCATGTAATGGGCTTGCAGGTGTATCTTCTTCGCAGATAGAAATGAACTCTAATATTCAATTCTATGAAGGAATGACAACTGATGAAATTCAAAGTATTCTAGTTAAGAGTGCAAACGATCTTATTAGCGTTGAAGCACCTAACTATCAATTCGCCGCCGCAAGACTTTTACTATACGGATTACAAAAAGAAGTGTATGGACAATACGAACACTGCTCGTTGTATGAAAATATTTGTAAAAATATTGATCGAGGTGTGTATGATAAAAGTATCAAAGACTTGTACACCGAAGAAGAGTTTGCCCAATTAGACGGGTACATCAAGCACGATAGAAATAACGATTTTACTTTTGCAGGCTTAAGACAAGTTGTAGATAAGTACTTGTGTCAGGATAGAAGTACTGGGCAAATTTACGAAACCCCGCAGTTTATGTACATGATGATTGCGGCTACACTATTTGCCAACTATCCAAAGGAGACACGTTTACAATATGTAAAGAAATACTATGATGCGACCAGTCTTTTTAAAATCAATATCCCAACACCGGTCATGGCTGGAGTGCGTACTCCTGTTCGTCAGTTTGCCAGTTGTGTTCTTGTTGATGTGGATGATACTCTTCCTAGTATTTTTAGTAGTAATAGTGCGATCGGTTATTACATTGCTCAAAGGGCAGGGATTGGAATCAATGCAGGACGAGTACGTGCGATCAATTCAAAAATCAGAGGCGGAGAAGTAGCACACACAGGTGTGGTTCCGTTCCTAAAAGTATTTGAATCAACAGTAAGAAGTTGCACACAGAATGGTGTACGTGGCGGCAGTGCTACTACACATTTTCCATTATGGCATTTAGAAATTGAAGACATTCTTGTGCTAAAGAACAATAAAGGCACAGAAGACAATCGTGTGCGTAAGCTAGACTATTCAATTCAGCTTAACAAAACTATGTACGAAAGATTGTTATCTAATGGTAACATTACTCTTTTCTCGCCGCATGATGTTCCGGATTTGTTTGAAGCATACTTCGGTGATCCAGATGTATTCCAAGAGCTATATGAAAAGTATGAACGTAAAACAAGTATCCGTAAAAAGACTATTAAAGCAATGGATTTGTTTACATCTTTACTAAAAGAACGTGCAGAAACAGGACGCATTTATATTATGAATGTTGATCATGTTAATACTCACAGTTCTTTTAAAGATCCAGTTTACATGAGTAACTTGTGCCAAGAGATTACACTGCCTACTAAACCAATCCAGCACATTGATGATACTGAAGGTGAAATTGCTCTTTGTATCTTAAGTGCTATTAACGTAGGTACATTAAATCACTATGAGGACCTAGAAGGACTTTGTGAACTTGCAGTGCGCGGCCTAGAAGAAATTATTGATTATCAAGGATATCCTGTGAAAGCGGCTGAGATTTCAACTAAGGCTCGTCGTTCACTGGGTGTAGGATATATTGGACTTGCCCACTTCCTAGCAAAGAACAAAGTGAAATATTCAGATCCTAAAGCGTGGGAATTAGTACATGAGCTAACAGAAAATTTCCAGTATTACTTGTTAAAAGCAAGTAACACACTTGCCAAAGAACGTGGCGCATGTGAATACTTTAATCGTACAAAATATGCAGACGGCATTCTTCCAATCGATACATACAAGAAAGACTTGGATGAAGTTGTTCCTAATGTATTAACCAAAGATTGGGATGGTTTGCGAAAAGATATTAAAGAGCATGGGCTACGACATTCAACACTTTCGGCACAGATGCCAAGCGAAAGCTCGAGTGTTGTGTCAAATGCGACAAACGGAATCGAACCACCACGTGCTTTCTTGTCAGTTAAGAAATCAAAGAAAGGTACGCTTAAACAGGTAGTTCCACAATACGGACAATTGAAAAACTTTTACACATTACTTTGGGATATGCAAGGCAATGAGGGCTATGTAAATATTGTAGCGGCAATGCAAAAGTTTTTCGATCAAGCAATTAGTGGCAACTGGAGTTACAATCCGTTGCACTATGATAATAACGAAGTTCCAGTTAGTGTCATGATGCGTGACATGCTAACTTCGTATAAGTTGGGTTGGAAAACTAGTTATTATCAAAATACATATGACTTTAAAGGTCATGACGACATTGAAGAAGAGCAACAAGTTACACAACTTGAAACATTACCAGGGGGCGACGATGAAGAACATTGTGATGCCTGCGCAATCTAGAGGAAGAAATAATGAGCAAAACGGTATTCAATAAGGATAAGGTTGATTTTACGAAAGAGCATATGTTCTTTGGTGCAGATCAAAACACACAGCGTTACGATACATTTCGTTATCCAGAATTAGACAAGCTAAATCAAACTATGCTTGGTTACTTTTGGCGTCCAGAGGAAGTAAGTCTGCAAAAGGATAGAGCCGACTTTGCCAACTTTCGTGATGAAGAAAAACATATCTTTACCAGTAACCTAAAGTATCAAACACTACTCGACAGTGTACAAGGACGCGGACCATGTCTTGCTTTCTTGCCACACGTATCACTACCTGAGCTAGAAGGTTGTATTGTTACTTGGGACTTCTTTGAAACAATCCACTCGCGTAGTTATACACACATTATGAAGAATGTGTACGCTGATCCAGCCGAAGTGTTTGACACTATCCTTGATGATAAAGAAATCATCAAACGTGCCGAAAGTGTAACTAAAGAATATGATAACTTTAACTTAGTAGCTGATAATTATTTCCATCATAAAAAAGGTACCTTACGAGATGTTAAGAAAGCATTGTATAAGGCGATGATGACTGTAAACATTCTAGAAGGATTGCGCTTCTACGTAAGTTTTGCATGTACATTTGCGTTTGGCGAGTTAAAGAAAATGGAAGGTTCAGCAAAGATTATTTCATTGATTGCCCGCGACGAAGCTACGCACCTTAACCTAAGTACACAAATTCTTAAGAATTGGGCACAAGGTAAAGATGATCCGGAGATGGTAGCAATTGCAAAAGAGTGTGAAGAAGAAGTTTACGACATGTGGCGTGAATGTGTAGACGAGGAAAAGGCATGGGCAAACTATCTGTTTAAAGAAGGTTCNATTGTCGGACTAAACGAAACACTACTTCATCACTATGTTGAGTTTATTGCTAACAAGAGATTGAAAGCACTTGGTCTGAAAACAATCTACGATCGTCCGCTTAACACTAACCCACTACCGTGGACACAGCATTGGCTATCTAGCTCAGGCTTGCAAGTTGCACCGCANGAGACAGAAGTTGAAAGCTATGTAATCGGCGGCATCAAACAGGATGTACAAGAAGATACCTTTAAAGGATTTAGTCTATAATGTTTAAAGCACAGTACAAAAAGCATAGTCCTTATTCGGCCTTTATCACAATTGGTTCGTACGGCACTGAGGCCCAAGCTATTAGTGCTGTGCTTAGTAAGAAAAATGCTGGAGCCATCATAGTAAGAGTCATTGATAAAAAAGGCTCCATAGTTTATACAGGATAATAATATGATTGAGATTTTTGGAAAACCGCAATGTCCATTTTGTGATAAAGCAAAAGCACTTTGTGACATGCGTGGATTAGCCTACGAATACAAGTCACTAGGCACTGACTATACAAAGGAAGAACTATTAGAAAACTTCCCAGACGCCCGCTCAGTACCACAGATCCGTATTAACGGACAGGCTATTGGCGGATATGATAATCTAGGAACCTATTTAGAAGAAACAGGTTACAACGGAACAGGACTAACACTATAATGTTAATTGAAGCACCATACAAAAACGGCGACACCGTCTCACTAAAACTATCCAGCGGCGAAGAAGTAATCGGTCGATTAGAAGAAGAAACTAAAGAAAGCATNAAATTACATAAACCGTTAATGCTTACTATGTCACAGCAAGGCATTGGACTAGCACCTTTTATGTTTACAGCTAGCCCAGATGCAACTATTACTCTTAAGCAAAGTAAAGTAATCTGCGTTGTAAAAACAATCGATGAGATGTCTAAGCAGTATATTTCAAATACAACTGGAATTGTAACCTAATGCCAGGAGTTAGTAGAGACAATGACACAGCAGTAGGTGACTTAATTCCTAGTCAGTCAACTGTCTATGCTAATGATGAAGAATTAATTCGAGACGGTGACGA